TCTTCTACCCAACAAATATCAATACCCTCTAGTGATTTTATTTGATTAGGGTCATGCTTTAAACCAAGAAATATAAACTCCGTGCCATTTGCACCATATATACCGTCACGGGTCACTCGGTAAAAACTGTCAAGTTTCATTCTTTCGATGCATTGGTGTAATAGTTTATGCACCGATTGTTTCATTGAGCCTTGTATCTCACGAGTGCATAAGATACGCATCCTCTTTTTTGAGCCAAGAACTAATAACGCATTAGCAAAGCTCCATGACTTTCCACCGCCTCTTCCACCGTAGTAAATTTTCCATCTTTCAGGTTGAAATAAAGGTTTAAAAGCCTTCGGTATTTGTACATTCATTCGACAAATTCGACCACCAAATTCATGTCACCGTCAATGTCAACTTCTCTGCGTTCAACATATCCACGGTCTTTGCCTTGTGTCTTTAAAAACAAATCAATTGCTCTTAGTCTTACAGGCTCATTTTTTGTTCTCATAAGCGTGTGTAATCCTTCTTCTGCAATATCAATGTTTTGCTCTTTTATGTCTTTTAATTGTTCAGGGTCTTTCAATGCTCTGTCACGGACAGCCACTCTTGATATATCGACGTTGTACTCTTTCTTATACAACCTTACTGCTCGTGAATAGATACCTGCACTTTCTCTGAGCCCTGCCCAAAATTCCTCGTTAGATAATTTCATTCTCGTTAAGTTTTGTTAAGTTAAATTTTTCACCTGTGCTTTCTAACACAGCCTCTTTATCTGTGTAATCTTGCCACCTTTTTATAATAACATCTACATATTTAGGGTCAAGTTCCATAGACATATTTTTCCTGTTAGCTTTTTCACACGCAATCATTGTACTTCCTGAACCACCGAATAAATCAAGTACAACGTTATCACGCTTACTGCTATTAAAAATTGCTCTTTCAACTAACTCCACAGGCTTAGTTGTTGGATGCAACTCAGAACGAGAAGGTTTGTCGAAATCCCATACATCACTTTGCTTTCTATCTTCAAGGGGACATAACCTAGACTCTCCTTCAAGCCAACCGTACCATATAGGTTCATATTTAGTATGGTAATCTTTACGACTTAATACCAAACTGCTCTTATTCCATATTATGGTACTGCTCCAATGATACTCGTTCATAGCTAATGTAAGCATCATATTTCCCCACTCTTGTGCTGACATGACAACATAGGTAGGACATCCTTTTTTAGAATGTGCGTTCATTTGAGCAAATGTTGAGTCCATAAATTCCTTAAAATCTTCTGTACCCATAAAGTCATTTAAGATGGTTCTTGGCTTATAAGTAGGATGTCTATCATCAGCACCATAGTTAACATTCCACGGTGGGTCAGTAAAAACCATATCCGCTTTTATACCATTCATCAACAATGAAACATCTTCTTCTTTTGTTGAGTCTCCGCACATCAATCTATGCTCTCCCAATATCCAAACATCTCCCAGTTGTGATATATGCTCTTCTTGGACTTCAGGTATATCTTCCTCGTCTTTATCATTGTCAGAGGGTTTTTCTGTGTCAAACTCCAAATCAAGACCCCATTCCTCTAATAAATCAGCATCCCATTCCTCTTCAAGCATCTCCCAATCCCAAGCACCAAAGCCGACATTATCTTTAATAATAAACTCGTTTTTTTGCTCTTGGCTTAAATCATCGACCTTTAATATTGGAACTTCAGTCAAACCTGCTTTTATACATGCCTTGTACCTCATATTGCCACCGAGTATTACATTATTCTCGTCAACAACAATTGGTCTTATTTTGAGCATATCAGGAAAGTCCTTAATACTCTTTACAAGTTTTAAAAACTTTCCTTCATCTATATTTCGGGGGTTTGTGTCATTTAAACGCAGGTCATCTATAGGCACATAGACAGGTAGATATGTTTTTGCTATTTCAGACATGATTAAAATTTATTATTATCGTCATTAGGATAATCGCTACCCATATCTCTTAACCTTTCATCAGCAGATACCGACTGGACTGCATTTTGAACACGAGGCAATTCAACTTTACCTTTAAGCATTTTAGAACCTGTGCTTGTCACAAAAAACTGGTCTGAAAATCCACCAGTTGCATCATCCCACACCATTTTAAAATATAAAGGTATTTCTAAATCTTTACCATCGACATTCATTCTAACTTTAATTATTGGTTTATTTGATGCCATTACTTGCTCAACACCCTCTCTGTTAAATATTCCATTTTCTACATACACAATTGCTGTGTTTGGTTTTGACTCATATGTACTCATTTTTTTCTCCTTGATTTAATATAAATTGAATAACCTTTAGTTACAAGGTTTCCTAGCTGTTCAACTGTAATCGTAGTATTACTTGACGATTTTTTGGATGCAGGTAACCATCCTGCGTTAGTTGAAAGTTTGTTAATAATTCTTGATGTAAAGATGTTTCCATGAAAGGCTTGGCAATGTGCTACCGTGTAGCCATGTATCGTTCGCAGTTTTAGAATATCTTTATTCTCTGTAGTCCAACCTCTGCGAGATTGTGCGTGTGCAATTGTCCAACCCATATTGTTTTTTAATCTTAATATTTCTATTTGTTCTGTAAATTTGTCTTTACTTGTAAGTGTTGGGTCTGTTAAATGCTCTAAAAATTGTGCATAGGTTATCATTCAATCTCCGTTTAGGTGGTTACTTAGGGCAACCAATCCCCCATTAAGACCTAACGAGGCGAGGAGATAAGGAATGATGACCTCAACTTTTACACCCCGAATACCCTGTGGGACAAGATAATTCGTTTACAGTTTTTTTGTATAAGTTAATAAAAAGAAACTGCTAAACTTTTTATTAATATTCGGCTGTATATAGAGCCTAATTAAAATGAACCTCCAAATAACCTCTCGTGATAATCCTGCACTTGAGTATATCCCTTGTCACCTGCCATTTCAAAAATATTAGTAGCAGTTTCCATGTCACCTTCAGCTTTTGCAGTATCTAGCCTTTTTTTCATTCCAACAATCTCTGCACTAATTTTTTGTGATGGTGTCGGTTCTTTCTGCGTTTTATTATACGCATTCTTTACTTTAGGTGTTGAACCCTTGCCACTTGCTCTGTTGCCATCATCATCAGCATCTTGACCAATAGCCTCAAGCGATAGCATACTTACAATTCCGTAACGCCTTGCGTAAGTCACACATCCGCCTAAAGTCTGCATGTTTTCTTTGCCTTGTGGCATAACTAAACGCACACTACTTTCCATGCAATCTTTTACATCATGCGACATAAAAACTTTAGTATTTAATACATCATTGCCAAGTTCATTAATTGCTACACTTTGCACTATTACAATTCCTAATTCGTTTAATGTAGGCTGTATAGTTCTAAGCACATTGTTAATGTCAGCGTATTCAGAGTTAGCATAAAAAGAATTTTTACTATCTTTTACAACCTTTAACTCTGTTTCCTTAAATTTAAGTAAAGCTTCTCCAAGCGTTAACTTACTCATGATTTGCCACCCATTCCAATACTGTCAATTAGCTTATCTATCCAATCTTTTGGTTTAGAGTCTAAAAATTGCTCGGCATCGTTTTGCTTCTTGTCATGACCTTGTAGCTTATATTGTGCAACATAGCTTTTTCCACCATATCTGTTTTTTACTTTTATTGTGTAAGTTTCAATATCTAAACCCCTTCTTCTGAGTTCAAATATAACAGCACTCAATCTATAAACTCCACAATCTTCCATAGCTTGTTTACCTGTAATTGAGCCATGGTCTTTCAGCCATTTTTCAATAATTACTTTTTGATTAGTTATCATCTTAATACTCCTGCTTTAGTTAACATTTCAGTAAATTGGTTTAACACATTCTGCTTGTTGCCTTTTAAACCAAACTCCTTTTTTATAATCGTGTAACACGACCTACCTCTAGACATTTTCATGCCTTTAAGTTCAAGTTGTAACCCTTTTCTCAAGGTTAAATATCTGAATATGTGAATATCATCACCTGTTATTATCATTATTTATTCTCCTCAAAAAAACCTGCCCGACGCTCACGCTCTTCTTGGTACATAGCATCGTTTCTTATTTCAAGCATGTCTTTGGTTTGCATCTCAGTCCAGTTGGTTGGTTCATAGCAACCTGTGTTTTCGTTGAACACAATCTCACCATTTTCCTCCATCTCAATTACATCTCTGCTACCTTTCATGAGTATATCCACCTTGCAATATACGGTGCTTGATGAACAATGTAGGGTATCAATCCAATTAAAATGCCAATCACTAACCAAGTCCTACCCCTCAAAGGAATATCCGCTTTTTGGTAAGGTATCTTTGCGTAGTTTTGATAGCTTTGCTTTCGTGTGGCTAGACCTTTTCTCCAAAGCCAAACATTGAGAGAGTGTCTAATCTCAAATAATCTAAGTATAGTTTTTTTCATAATCAGCTTACCTCATTAAAAAATTCTTTCCAACATTCTGATGAACACCAATGCTTGTCGTGTCGAGTTGGTTCTTTTCCAAATCCGTAGCCTGTTTGACCTTTGCAATTCCAACAGTAAGTTGCAGGTTTGCTATCGTCAATTAACTCAGGTTTTATTTGTGTTAATTTTTGGTCTGTAATCATTGTTATCTCCGTTTTAGTCATATAAAGCAAAATGGCTTTATGTTTATAAATATACGCTCTTAGGTCGTAGTTGTCAAGTGTTTATTTACAATATTTAATAGGTGTTCTTGCGTTCCATATACCTCCTCCCACGGTCTCATGCCTAGATGGTGTATACCTTGACTGCCCCTGTGGTGTTCAACGCATAAAGGAATGGTGTTGCTATCGTCAGCCTTTTTACTAAGGCTTGAATATTTATATCCAATCAAGTGATGTATCTCAGGTGGTCGCATACAAACAACACAGCCAAATTCAACCAAAGCCTCAAAGCGTTGTTTTCGTTCTTTTTTATTAATAAAATGCCTCCACTTTTTTAACTATCTCTTCCAAATCTTTTAAAGAGTAAGTTGTGAGTATTTTGTCGAGTATCACATTAACGGTTGAGTTATATAGTTTTTTAAATTCCTCTTGATTCATATTAGCAAAAGATATTGACTTGGCTTCAATCCTGACCGAGCCATCAACTCTATAAACTGCATCATATCTACCTGACAATATAATCAGGTCTTTTCTAAATCTGTCAAAGGATTTTTCAGGAACAACCCCTTCCCATTTTGAATTTTGAAATGCAGAAGGCTCCCAATGGTCGTAGGCAAATTTTACAAGAGCAAACCATTTTTTATGGAACTCATAGTTTCTTGGTTTCTTAAAATCAGCAACTATAGTCTCTTTTAGTTTTAACTTGTCAACAAACTTTTCAGACTCTTCATCACCGTGTTCAGGCAATAAGACTCCAAACCTAGCACCTTCTTCATAGTATTTTTGTAGTTTTATTTTCATTCTTTTTCTCCTCTTTGGTTTTTTTTAAAATTTTGTTCCAATCAGGCTCTTTGTAAGTTTTCCAATATATTTCAACAAGCCTATCAAAAAAAGGTTTTTTTCTCATTTTTCTCTCATCCACATATTAGCTTCATGAATTGTCATACCTGCTTCTTGCATAAAATATTTTCTAGCCTCATATTGTATGTAGGCAGGAACATCTGTCCACCCAACTCCCTGTGGTGGATGTGCTTTAAAAAAATTCATCTTATCATCGTGGTCTGAGCCTTTCCATTGCTCCCACCAATTTATCTGTGCATCAATATTATGTGCCAACTTTTTTATCTCCTCATTATCTTGAGGAGCAAGTCCTCTCATAGTTTTAATTATTTGAGCAGGTAAAGGTGGATGAGCAAGACCCATATCGTAGTGCTGATTTAAAGCAATATCCCATGTGTTTTGTTGATGCACCGTTAACCTTGCCAGTTGTTCTGCAAAATCTTTAATTGTAGCTACCTTGTCAGATTTGCTTCTTATGAAATAACCATAGTTTCTCTCGCACCAAGATGCTATCTCTGTTGCAATCTGTATGCAATCCATTTGGTTATTGTCTATGTCGTTATTTGCGTACATTTTTCCTCTGCATTACTGCTTCATGTATGCTAGCATATGTGTCCGTTTTTTGGTCGCTGTTTGTTGTATTTCTTGACAGCCAATTGGTAACAAATCTCGGTGTGCCAACATGCGTTTTTCTTTTTGACGGATTAGATAAAAGCCATACTCTCATTTTTTTTAATTCACCGTCAAGGTCACAACTTGGAAATGTCTTTTTAATTTCATAATATAGGTCAGCGGTTAAAAAATAGTCATCTCCACTTTTCAAAGGTAAACCCACTCCATTAACATTACCATTTTCATTTACATTAACATTTACATTAGCTATTGCCTTGCCCTTCTTTTGCCCTTCGCTTTGCCCTTTGCTTTGCTCTCCCTTTGCCCATAACTCTTGTGTTGCTTTTCCACCTTTTTTTCCATTTAAAAATTTTCTGTGGTTTGCTTCTAACTGAGGCTTTATTAATTCAAACATAGCTTGGGGCAAGGGTTTAAGGTCTATCTCATTGTGATTGAGACCAAACTCAAATATTGCGTCATATAGCTGAAGTCTATCTTTTTTCTTAAGTGCTTGTATTCCGATATAAAAACTTCTATACACAATAAAGGAATTTTTTTCTGTCATTTTTTTTCTCCATTTTTGGTTTCATTGTACCAAATGGTACAGTTTTAGGTCTTAAGTTCGTACAGTAATGTTCATTGCAGGAACTAAAACATTGTTATCGGTTTCAATTTCACCACCAAAAGCGTGAGTGTTTGCATCGATTAATTTGTTATTTCTAACAACCATATTTAAAATTTGCATATAGATTTCTTTACAAGGATAACCTTGTTCATACTTTTGCCATTGCCTTAATCCGACCCCTACAATATTTGCACAGTCTTTCTGTCGCAATCCATTTGCAAGTCTAAAATCTTTTATTTCTTTACCAGTTAACTTTGTAATTTTCATTTTTATAATCCTTTTTATTTGCCCCAACAATTTAAAATCTCTTCCCATACACAATCTGAAAAATCATACTCCAAACCCATGTCGTTACCACCAAAGTATGGAGTGTAGTTTTTAGCTGTCTTTTTTAACTCAGTTATAGCTTCAATCAACAACTCCATATTTTCCTCAGTAAAGCGAACCATACTAGTTTTGTTATCAATGACCTGCTCAAAGCTTAAAACATAGTTATGAACTTCTTTTTTAAAGTCCTCATAAGCCATCTCATTTAACTCATGCTGTGAATATAATTTAAAGTTACTCAAATCTGACTCCTTAATTAAACATGCTCAAAAAACTTTGCTGAGTGCGTTCTAGTTCTTAAAACACCGTTATCATTATCATCCCAGTTAGTTTTTTCAATTGTAATCATCCCATGATTAATTTCTTTAACCAAGCCTCTCGTCATGCCAACTCTAACATGGTCACCTACTTTAAACCTTTTAGCGTGGTTTAAGGTAATTTGACAATGCTCGATAAACTCAGTTAATTGGTCTAATCTAACTTCATTTAACTTTGCAATATCGTCTTTTAAATTTTCAAAATCCCATTTATTCATTATCTTATCTCCTTATTTTAGTTTTACAGCTTTTAGCATCATTGCTATTTTTTTAAAGTCTAAATCATCAGCGTCATATATTGTTGAATTTGTGCAATCCATATCATATGAATGTAATTGATTGTCTTTTAAAGACCGAATAATTATTATTGCTTTTTTAAAGTCAATTGTTATCAAGCTTCCAATATCTAAAAAGCTACCAATAGAATTCATCGAGCCAATTCTAATAATTTTGCCTATATCATCATCAATATCTGCAGTCGTGCGATTTGAAGCGTTCTTATGATATGCTCCGTCTGTTTTTATAATTGTATTCATTTTTATCTCCGTGTTATTTAGTCAATATAGGTTATGTAACCCTATGAACACCATTATACGACTTTTGTTCGCATAGTCAAGTAAATAATCAACTATTTATTCAATTCTTTTTTGATTAGAAAAGTAGCTTGAGTCGAAATCATAGTCTCGTTGCCACTCCTCATTGATTGGCTCAAATATGAATTTATGAACCCTGACATCCTTGTCTTTAAAAAATGGGTCGCTTAATACTTCTCTTTCAGCCATTTTTCTAGTGTGCAGGTTTTCGGTAGGATATTCTCTCCAAAAAAAGTCAATACCCCAACTCTGCATAAAATCCTGATAAGACTCACCTTTTTCCTTGTTTCGCTTGTAATATTTGTGAGTCATCGCTTCATCATAAAAATATAATTTATACTTCCACATTTTTTCTCTCCCTTTTTAGTTGTTTAATACGCAGTCTTTCAGCCTTCCTTCTTGCCTTCCTTGAATCGTCAGGTCTGCCACTACGCTTCTTTAAAATAATTCCGTTTGCTCCTGATTTGCCTTTCATAATATCTCCAGTTATTGGGGGGATTTCCCCCCCCTTAAGGTTAGTGTGTGTTTTGTTTGATAATTGATTCTAGGTGGCTTCGCTCAAATACTACAAATGTGCTAGGCACTTTCTTTTCTTTTAACTCGCCTGTTAATTTGTCTTTGACTTTCTTTTCGACAATTTTCATCAGGGTTGCACAATTTTTTGCTCCTCTGAGTTCCTTGCCTGTCAAATTGTAAAATTTAACCGCTTGTTTAAAGGTTGCAAATTCTGAATCTAAATCAAAACCTGCCTCTAATAATGTTGTAATGTTTGAACCTTGGTATTCGTTTCCTGTTGTAAAATTTATCATTTTTTATTTCTCCGTGTTATTATTTAGTCTTATATAGGTTTTTGAAGCCTATGAGTGTAGTATACGCCATTAATTCGTACAGTCAAGTAAATAATGCAAAAAAAAGCAAATAAATGAATGAAGTTGAACATCAAATACAAAAAGCTATAGCTCAGTACCTTGATTTAAAAGGTTTATGTTGGTGGGCAGTCCCCAACGGTGGTCGCAGGAATATATCAGTAGCTAGGAAGATGAAAGCAGAAGGACAGAAATCAGGTGTGCCTGATATAACACTTATTTATAAAGGTCAATATTATGGGATTGAAGTTAAAAAACCAAAGACAACCACACCAAAAGGAAGGTTAAGTCAGAATCAATTAAGCAGAATAGCTCAAATTAGCCAATCAGGAGGAGTTGTTGGTGTAGCCTACTCAGTATCAGATGTACAAGATTTATTACAAATTTGGGGTATTTCTTAGCGTCTTGATGTAATGCTTGAACCAAAATACATGCCAACCACAGAAAGTATTGCATGACCCAACCAATCAGGAGTAACAATTCCTTCTAACTCTATGTAAGAAGTAATATCTTTTGTGAAGTCTAAAAACAATAATTTGAAGCCTTCAGTAGTGATGATGGGTATTTGAGTGGTTGTATTAAATAATGCAGGTGCAAGAAGAATGTACCCTGCCATAGCCATAAATGATATAACTAAGAATCTACGAATCCAGTTAGCATTTGGGTTTGAAAACGCTCTAGCACTCTCTACGCTTTTTTCTGATTCTTGGTATCTTGTTATTAAGGCTTTTTGTTGTTCCGCTTTATCTGCTGAAGATTGCGACCAAGCTTTCATAATCGCACCCCCCATAGTTGAAACCAACATAGTGATAACTTCTAGGGGGAGTCCGAACATTGCTTATGTCATCCAGTTATAAATAACACCAACAACAACAATAATAGCAAACACGACCATACTGGTTCGACCCTTTGCCATTTTCTTCATTTCGTCTACACTTTTCATAAAACCCCCATCTTATTTATTAGACAAACTTCAAAGCTGTAACTAATCCCAACTCTGAAATTGCATAATACCCTACTGCACCATAAAAAGTAAATCTAATCTGATTCAGCGTTAGTACAATTTTGTCTAACTTAATGTCTGTTGTTTCGGTTTTATTAAAAAGTTTAGATATTTGCTTTGAGTGTCTTTCGACTTTATGCTCAAGCATTTGTACTCTATCTTCCACCTTTTCTTTTTTTACCTTTACCTTTTGTTCCTTCATATGGATTTTTTTTATAAGCCATGTTATTCTCCTTCAATTATTTGCCAAAGGGTTATCTAGCGACCTTTGGAGTTTAGTGTTTAATTCATCTTGCATAGTTTCCATTTTCTTACTTATTCTTGCTTCTAAATCCCCTATCTTTTGGTCTACAGAAGTTCTGAGTGTATCTGCTTTAGCATCGTAATCGTTCTGTAGAGCATCACGCTTGTTCTCGAATCTCTGCTCTGCTATATCTATAGTGCCACGAACACTATCTTCAATCTGAGCAATCTCATCTTCCACATCATCAATAATCTTCTCTTGTCTATTGATGTCCTCTCTCATAGAGTTCTTTAAGTCTTTAATAGATGTATAGTGGTCTTCACCAATATCTTTGACCATAATTATCTCACCCTCATAGAGTTCAATCTGTTTGCTGAAATACTCGCTCTGAGTCTCTAAGATTTTAAATTGCTCATTCATTACAGCAATTCTTTTGTCGTAGCCTGACAAATCAGGTGATACGAACTTCTCGATTTTTTCCTTCATGTTCATATAATCTTTGTAGAACTCGAATGAAGCATAGAGTCCACCACCAAGTGTAGTCAATGCTGTGATGATAACAAAAAGCTTTCCACCACGAAACTTAACACCTGCAAATTCTACTTCAGTTTGTTTTTCTGCCATACCCCTCTTCCCATTGTATGTCTACCATTTTTTTATGTAGTAGTTCAGAAGCTAATCCAATTCTACGACCTCTTAAACTATCAGGTAAGCGTAAGTCATATATAACTTTTGACTCATAAAAGTTCACATCTGTTAATTGAGTATTATAATTGCTAAATCCTTGATTGTAGCCTAATAATGCAATTATTATGTTTTGTAATTGTGTTTGTGCCTCTATTGTGCTTGCTTCACCAACCTCAACAGCTAGGTTTTTTAATTTGTCTGAAATTATTTCACGCATTTTTTTGTCTTTAGATTTTTGTTTTTGTTTGGCTGTTAATTTTTTTGGCTCAGTTTTTGCAACCATAACTATTTCTTTTTCTTCTTGCTTTTCTTTTACATCTGCAGACTCTAATTCTTCCTTAGTAGTTTCTTCTGACTCATCTTCTACAGGCTCATCTCTTATTGTATCTTCTTGCGTTTCATCTAATAATTCTTCCTCTTGGGTTTCTGTGGAGATGGTCTCCGTTGTTTCTTCTTCAGTTTCTTCAATGGTAACATTAGGTAATTCCTCTATAGTTTCTGATTCCGTTTCAGCAAAAAAAAATTCTATTTCTGCTTCTACTTCAGCTATAACTATATCATCAAACATTGGCATATCTAGTTGAATATCGGCAATAGTGACAGGAACAATGGTATTACCTGCATCAGGAAGTATGCTTATTTCGAAGATTTCGGGCTCAAAATAGATGATTTCTGGCTCAAAAAACTCGATTTCGTTAAAATCATCATCGTAAGCTCCATAGCCTTCATCCTCTGATTCAGTAAATTGTTGAGATAACCACTCTGCATAATTAGTTGCATAGTTTGGACAAGTCGGATGATACAGCTCATCATAAGTACATTGGTCAAGAATCCAAGCTTCCTCATAACCATTGCATGTTGGGTCATATAATGCTGTAATACCACATTGCTGATTATAGTAAGCTGTTTCATATCCATCACAACCGCTATCGTACAAAGATGATATGCCACATTGTTGGTTGTAATAAGCATCTGCCCAAGTAGATGGTCGGTATAAACAAGCTAATGATGAGTCAGGTGCTACCTCACATATTGACATAGTTTCAGGTATATCAATAGCTTCTGTATCTTCAGAGTTCCAATAAACACCCCCATTAGTAGGATGATTGTAATACCATTGTTCGTATTCGTTACTGTTTGAAAAATCACCGCTTACAAAAACCGAAACCGAGTGCGATTGTACATCGACCTTTGTGTAATTAAAAAGAATACTACCTAATGGCTCTATTGTTGTTGAGAATGTATTTAGGTCTGTGTTGTCATAGTATTCAGATATATTTTCCCAAAAATAAGACTGATAGCATGAATCAACATCATCACAACCACCTTGAGTCATCATCACACCATTTGAGTTAGGATGGTCTATTAAGTCTGTGTGCCACGGAGCAATAAGATAATTGAACCTTACAGCACCATAAGAGCCATAGTTGTTATTTGTTTGTGTAAAATCATACGCATTACAGCACAAACCATCATTAACTATACCAGTACCTGCAATTTCTGTTGGATTAATGAAGCCAATAACACCATTAGTAAACATAAATGATGTGCCAAAAACTTCTCCATAAAAAGGAAAATTAAAAGGTAAATCTATTTGCACCCATTGGTCATCACCTACTTGGTGTGTTTTAACAGCATACTCACCTAGTGATGACTGCCAAAAGAATAAGGCTAATAAAACCATTAATACCTTTTTCAAGCCACTCTCCTTGTTTTAAGGGTTTTTTTTCGGGTTGAGGTTGAAGTTCAGGGTTTTCATCCCAAAACTTTTTAGCTTCTAATCCTATTAAACCATTTGATGCAGGACAAAATGTTCCTGAATCAGCCATTGCTTTAAACACTCTTTCATCTTGACACAAAACACTAACACTAGCAACTTTCATTCCTAAATCGAAGAGTAGTTTACTAAGCTTTAGTCTTTCGCAGTTAAGGTCTCGCACTGTAAGTCCACTACTTAATCCTAGTATTTGAGTTTGGACTGCACCTGACACACCTACAACACATAAATCACTATTGCTAGAGTTTATAGATGGCGATATTGCTGACGGTGGATTTGTTTTAACTGTCGTTGTGGTTGTTGTGTTGTTATCTACTTTACTTGTAGCTTGTGTAACAATAGGGTCAGCACCCAATGAAGAAAAAGAAATACACCAAAAAGCAAAAACAATAAGTCCTGCTATAAGATTATTTCTTAATCTGTCAGACATCTTACCACTTTACTTTATTTGACCAGTAAGCACCACTCATCTTACCTTTAGCTATATTTTTTGAATGTCTAGCTTTAAATGATTTCTTTCTAGCCTTCTCAGATGCTGATTTTGGGTTTTTTCCTGCACCACTTACCCCTTGCTGACCAAATCTAATTAGCTTTAGCGTATGACCTTCCTGTGCTAAAACCATGTGAGATTTAGTTTTATGCTTTGGTGTTCTCTTAGGTTTGTTTACACCTTTTAGGTTGTGTTTATCAAGAAGTGCTTTTTTTCTATTTTCGTGTGCCATTAATCAGCGACTAAACTCACAAATGCAGGGTCTACTTCATCTGTAGGGTTAGCAGTAAAGTGTGTACACATATCAATATGTCTAGTGTGTGTAGTTGTGCCATCATATTCTTTAAATGTGCCATCTTCATTGTAAGTAGCAATCTTTCTAGTTTCAGTATGAGGTTTATTCTCGTAAGCTTTAATTTTTGCTAGTGTAGTGCAACCTGCTATAGCTGTCTTGATTGTTTCGTGTTCACTATACAAAGTCGTAGCATAAGAAGAAATGTTACTAGGCACAGCAGTACCACCTTTGGATGCTCTTGCCCAATACCAATCAATCTCTGCTAATTTACTTGCAACCGTGTTTCTAGCTTTTTCAAGCATGTTAGCTTTAAGTGTAGTTACATCTCTAGGTGTTGAAGCATAAGTGCCTACTACCTCATCACCACTTGTATCTACAGTAAACTCACCATTCCAATAGTATCGACTATCAGGTGTAACTTCTCTGTAAGGTTTTATACCTAGTGAGGCAAGTGTCGTACTATCCTTAAAGATTGTTCTAGGATAAAGCACATCACTAATTTCAATAGATTTCGGATGCTTAATTATTTCTTTATTAAAGTACCACATATTTACTCCTGTTATCTCGCGTTACTATTTTTAAAAGGTGTTTCTGCAAATGCTAAATAGATGTAATTGTCACCACTACCATTCATTCCATTCCAGCTTGTTCTTATTTTAAAACCGCTAGATAAAAAATCAACTTCGTTATTAGCACCACCTTCAGCACCACTGTCATTTGGTAATAAAACTTGTTTGTTTGGATTATATGGTTCTACTTTATTATGGTATATTCTCCACGCTTCTGAACCATTCGTTTTCTTAAAAAGAATAAAGGAGGGAGCAAAAGAGGTGTACACAAATATGCCATCAGCATTACTATTACCAGTATATGAACCAACAGCCGAGTAAGAATTTACAGAATGAAAACAGTAGGCTATAAAGTCATTACCATTAGCATTTGTATTAGAAATTGCTCCTAAACTAAATACTGAACTTGTTGGTGCTGTGTCGTTCCACCAAAGATAATCTGAAGTAGCATCAGTAGTATTTAATGCTAAAGCTTCTGTTTCAGGAGCAGAAGTATTGCTTGCGTGATAAACACTCCAGTTAGTAGTTCCCTCTCTATCTTTTAAAATTATTATCTCAGGTGTTTTAGACAATCCGTGTCCTACAGTCGCTCCAGCAGTAGCGTTACCTGTCCAACCTACAATACTAAACCCAGCATCTGTATTAGCACTAACTGTAGAAGTTATAGAGCCATCAGTATTAGATGAGCCACTACCGTTTGCTTTCCAGTTCCAAGAAACATAAGCGGTGCTAGATTGATTAACTCCAGTATTAGTTCCTAAAGTGTACCCATCTGAATCAAAAGATTTTAATGATTGAGCATCAGTTTGTTCTGCAAAAGTTCCGTCTGAATATAAAACTTTAGTTGCTCCTCTTACAGAATCATATAAATAATGATTTGAAACATTTGGTCTTTCTTTAATCCAAGCTAAGTCAGGCTGAAAGTTTAATGAACTTATTTCGTGTTCTGAACCTGTACCAGTATATAAAATAGTTTCAAAATGCTCACTAGGTGTAACAGCTACATCTGGTAAGTTCTTTGTACATAAAGCTAAGAAACCTGTAGGTGGTGTGTAGTAGAAGTCACCTATGCTATTACCATCTTGATTGCCTTGTGCTGTCTTTATTCCACTAAATGAGGAATCTTGACCAAAGTTCATAACACCTACTGAACTTGTCCAATTTTGCCATAACGGAAACCACTCACCACTTCCTAAAGATGTGAATGCTACTCCTTGTGAAACATTATTTTTATAAAATGTTATTTCACCATCATCAAGATTTAAAGCAACTCCTATAATATCTCCTGTGACAAATGCATCACCGTA